CTCTCTACTTGATTTATTGAAAGATCATTAAGATATTCAAAATATAAAATCACCGACTCCTTCGATATTGATTCAAAAAATGCTGTCTCTAATTTCGCCATAACTAATGCAAATTGTTTTTTATTCTCAAGGTTCATTTAACCACTCCTTTATACCAGCGAATTTTTCTTTCTTTGCTTTTAACCATAATTGATCGAACTGTTTCCTTAATTTTACCATGCTTAATATATTTCCTCTCCAGAAAGAATCATTTTGAGAGAAAATTATTATTTGTTCTATTTGTTCTGGTGTTCTTTTGTCTATCTCCCTGAGCTTTCTGCATTCATCAATCCAGATCTCTTGTCTCTTAGGAGTCAAGCGGCGAAGGATTGAGGAATTTGGATTGTTTTCTGTCATTTTATCTATGAGTAGTTGCGTTAATTGAATATCCTCGTCTTGAACTTTTTCAAGACAAAGAGATTTTAATTTACTTTCATTTAATTTACTTTCATTTAATTTAATTGTCGACGAGTTCTCATGATTAACTCTTGAGTTCTCATGAGCTTGCATGATTTTACCCTCTTTTGGTGAAGGAATTGAAGACTTTGCTTCTCTACTTCTATCTATTTTTTGAATTGTTCTTTTAAACTCTAAATATGTTTCTCCATCGAATAAATATAAAACAATCAATTTCTCATTATTAAGTTCTTGGAGTAATCTTTCTATTTTCTTAATAGTCATAGAACGAACTTTAGGAAAGATGTGACCTTTTATTATCTCAGGGTCTGCCGAATGTCTGCCTTCTACATCTAGCCAAGGAATTAACCAAGTATAAAGAAGTCGTGCAGAATCAGACGGCAATCTGCCTAATTTCTTGCTTTCCGATATCACCCTTTTAATCATGCGTCCCTCAGGCATTTATTTTTCCTTTGATATTTTTTATATATTTATTTACTGAACAATTAACTTAAGGACAATCCTTAAAAGAAAAGCCCTCGCCCATGCCATTTGGGATGCACCAGAATCTCCCGAGTGGGGAGTAATGATAGACATGAAGCGAGGGCTTTCTTTATTTTTTCGCATTGTTCCAGTGCATCCTTTAAATCTTATAAAATTAGAACTGTTATGTCAAGAAGTTTATGCGTCTTCTGGCTTACCTCTCCTTGTCTGTCCCAAATTGAAAGACCTATGACAAAATGGACATTTAATCATATTGGCTTCGTAAGCTACTTTTTCAGCCTCGGCCTTAGCTTTCGCCGCTGCAACCTCTTTTTCCCGTTTTTCCAGTTCAATCCGAGCTTTCCGTTCGGCCTCCCCTTTCTCTTTCACCGCCCTTTCCGCCTTCTCCCGCTCGGCCTTTGCCCTTGCCTTTTGTGCCGCGATTATCCCTTCCTGTTTTTCTCTTTCTTCACGGGCAATCCTTTCAGCCTCTTCCTTCTCTTTCCTGACTTTTTCCTCATAGGCATGTTGTTTTGCCTCTGCCTCAGCAAGTTCTTGTTCATGTCTTTCTTCCTCTTCTCTTATAGCTTGCTCTGCAGCCTCTCTCTCCTTTCTTGCTTTCTCTTCCTGGACCTTCTTTTCTCGTTCTGCCTTCTCTCGCTCAGTGGCCAATTCTCTTTCACGCCTTTCTTGTTCTTCCTTTAAGATACGATCAGCGGCCTCCTTTTCTTTCCTTGCTTTTTCTTCCTGGATTTTCCTAGCTTTTTCTGCAGCCTCCCTTTCTTCTATCATTTTCTGCTCTCTTTTCTCAGCCTCTTTCTGTAGTCGAATATTTTCTTCTCTGATTCGTTTCCGCTCAGCCTCTTCAGCCTTTTCTTTAGCAATCCGCTCTTGTTCAGCTTTCTCTTCAGCCTCAATCTGTTTGCGTTTTGCTTCTTCAGCCACTTTGATTTCAATATATTTCTCCTGCTTTTCAAGATATTCTTCAATCGGAACGATCAGCGCTTTTAACACATTGGCAATTCCATCAATTGCTTTGCCTTCTCGGAGGGCCTGTTCTTTAAGTTCTTTTCTCGTATGTTCAATGGCAATTCGTTTTTCACGCAGAAATAACCTTCCAACCCTAGCCATTTTCATATCGGCTTCTTGACTTGCGTCAGAGACTACAATCATCTTAGCCTTTTTTTCCCATTCACTAGCAATCTGAAAATAGGTGCTGAAATTGTCGAGCAAAACCTGGGCTTTAGTTTTTTCTAAGCCACTCTCTTTAACGATGATTGATAATTGATTTTCCATTTTTCCTCCTTTAATTTCTTATTTGTCAATTCTTTCTATAGAGGTCTGTATAAGCTCATAATTAACTTGGTATTCCTCTTTCACCTCTTTGGGAATATCTGGATATTTTTTTCTCATCGACCGCTTTGTCTTAATCTCTATGTCATTCAAGAAACCTTCCTGTCCGAAATATTTGCCTGGTTTTTCCATTGAGCCAATGAGCTCTGCGTGCATCTTTGTGAATTGTGCTTTTTGTTCCTTGAGCTCTAAATACATTTGCAATTCCCATTCGTTAGCTTCCGGAATCTCTACCACTCCAGTCGCTCTCAAGGGTTTACAGATGTGGTCAAAGTCGCACATACCGCAGATAGTCGCATCAAAAGGCATGGGTTCTGGATAGGTCCCTGCATCCACGTGAGTATTGACTTTTTCAATTCTATTCTTATCATATTCCCATAGGTCTGAATCAAATACCATCGGTAGAATCCTAGGTTTCTTGCCAAATGTCGCAATGATAAGAAATCCCCCAGGCGCATTTCCCATAATCAAATAATTGTTCAACTGGCTCGGGATCTTCTGTATCCAGAATTTGGAGTGTCTTTTCAGGTCCTCTATTGTTTGTGTTGAATCCCAAAAGTGAGGACTCACGGTCTTGATCTCAGCCGGAACCTCTTTCAATTTAGTGAATGGTTCTGGGAGACTCTTGTTCAATGGACATAGGCCATCTATTTTTCCACTTAGGTGCAAATGCTTGTATTTCTCCATTCCTGAATCATCCGTTGAATAGCGTCTCTGAGACTGCGAAAGTTCATATCCAATATCTCCAAGCCATTTCTTAACAAACCATTCTTTGTCTATGCCTTCTGCTACTCTCCATATTCCATCAATATCAATGCTTTGTCTTTGTTTCCAGTCAACTCGACAGTGAACAAGATTCTTGAGACAAGGATGATGAACCTCAGAAGACCAGTTATTCAATGAGTGATCTGTTGGTGGCCACGGTTTTCTTTCATCATCAAGTTTTGCGCCTAGCTCTGCGGCCGTATCATTTAATGCCACATAGAGGATTTCTTTATCTTTCTCTGATACTTTCATCAACCTTCCTGCCCAGGTTCACGATTTTCATCCTTTTTTTCCTGCTTCAAGAAATATTCATCGGGCGGTTCATTCATCTCACCAGGTGTCTTTTCCTCTTTCTTTCCAGATTCCTCACTGACTTCCCCCTCAACTTCCTTTATCGCTTCAGACTCTTCCTCTTCACTTATCTTATCTATAACCTCTGCCTTGACATCTATTGTCTCGCTTCCTTTTTCAGCCTGTGCCATTATCTCGTTTACCTGCTGTGGCCCGAAATCGTGCCGATATCCATAGACCTCAACGAATGCCTTGTCTCCGCTCTCCTGTGGCTGTACTTTGTCAATTCCTATTGCCGGGTGGTCCTTGAGGATATTCCTTTCAACTATAGTCTGGGCGATGCGATCGCCAAAGCGTTGTTTTTGTGTATGTTCATTCAGGCAATCGATTATCGCAGAATCCTCATAATTTACCCATAATCCAAGTGGTGGAGCTGTGGCGTAAAATGCCCATTTGCCATCAAGGTCAGGCTTCTCATCTGTCGTGCCGATAACAGCACAATTCGGATGAAGCTTTGTTTTTGTGGGTTTTCCACTTTTCCATTCAACTTTTTTCATCTTTGACTGAATGGATTCAATAAAATAGGAATAAATGTTATAGAGTAGAGTTTTATCCACGACTACTATATTGCCCATAGGACTGAAACCGATGCCCATTTTCCTGATGAATACGCTTTCTATCAGTTTCGTTAAGGGATTCCTTTCAATATAAGGATTCGGCTGTTCTCTGCCATCAACCATGACCTTTAAAGGCGTGACAATGCTTATAGATGCGACCTTATTGAGATGCTTATATCCCGGCTTTGTGATGGCGAATTCATTTTTCACTTTATAGAAATGACCCATTTTTTTGAATAAAGCCATTTGAGCCCGGACTGGCCTCATTATTTGACCGTTTTTTGTGACTTTTACATAGACTTGGCCAAAATCAGCAGTAAGCATAACCTTCTTGCCACTGCCGTTCTTGACTTTCTCTATTTGTTTTTCTTTTTTTGTAACCATTTGTTTCTTCTCCTTTTGAATTTCTTTATTTGTGAGGCAGTAATTTTAATCACGTTGTTTTCCTCTTCATCATTTCCAGATTCATTCCTGCCTCTTTCTTCAGTGATCCGGATATTCTCATCCCGGAGTTTCTTATTGCTTTCAGTCCAATCTTTCCTCAACTTTCGCCTCCCTTCTCATCATCTCAATCTCTTCCTGTTCCCTGTCCAATTCCTTCTTAGACTTGGCACATACCTCACAAATAAAACCAATATCCTCATCGTCAATAAGCTCTGCTTCCATGTACGGATCTCCACAGATATTGCAGTTATGCCAGGGTATCTCTTCACCTGTGAGTTTGGCTGCCTGATCTAGCAAATCTCCCAATCCCTTCTTGTCCATAAAGATAATATCGCCGAGTGTTTTTTTCTTTGTCATTATTTTTTCTCCTTTATCCGGCTTAACAGATACCACATGCCGAATATAAAGATCATGGTGATTACGGTGGCTTCGAGTGCTAGCTTAACAGCTGTCATAACCCCCGCTTCTTTTGGCTACGTAAGATATCCGATTCACTTTTCTTTTCTTCCATACAA